ATACTGATACAATCAAATACAGATTGAGAAACAAATTAGGAACTCAAATTGGTCATCCACATTACTATGTGTCTAACGATTTAGCCTAAGCTTTAACCGATTATTAACTAACAAAACTAAAACTAAAAATTATGGCATGTGATATAACATCAGGATTTCAACTAGGTTGTCGTGACAATATGGGTGGACTCCGTCAAATCTACATCTTAAGTGGTTCAGTTAGTTCAGTAACAGGCGCAAACAATGGTTTACTAACAGCCATCAGTGGATCAGGTACGTTCTTTTTATTCGAACTTGCTAAAAACACAGGTGACTTTACAGAAACTATTAACAGTAGCATCGAAAATGGAACAGTTTATTACGAACAAGTAGTAAACGCTCCATTCCAGAAATTACAGTCGTCAACTCGTAATCAAGTTAAGGTTCTAGCACAGAATCCAGACCTTAAAATGATTGTTCAAACTAATAATGGAACCGAAGATGGTGGAGTAGGACAATTTTTCTACTTAGGCCAAGAAAACGGAATGACATTATCAGGTGGAACTGGACAAACGGGTACAGCTTTTGGTGATCTAAACGGATACACATTAACATTTACAGGGGATGAACCATTCCCAGCAAGTGAAGTAAGTGGGTCCGATTTAACAAGTGTATTATCAGGAATTTCGGTTTCTAACTAATATACAATTATTACCTAAAATTATGGGGGGTGGATTAATCTCTACTCCCCTTTTTTAGGATTATTTTACAATAAAAACATATTTATATCTGTGATTAGACTAAACTACAGTTCAAGCGGAGCAGAAACAAATGCATTATGGGTCAATAGAATCGTAAGCGCATCTGAGGTTTTATATAGTTTAACTAGTAGCTATGACCAATCAACTTGGGAATTATCAGGTAGTGTTATATCTAATAAAACTCAAGGTGGAGATGGATGGATATTAGTACAATCTAGTAAAGATTTAGCACCTACAGCTTCAGGACAATGGTTTGCAGATATTTCACCTTTATTATCTATTTATGTTGATGCAATTTGGAATATTACAGCTCTTAAATGGGAAGATAATAATGAACCAATAGCTATTTTAGATTATAAATGGGCTACTTTTCAAGAATATTTAAGTAGTAAAGCAGATGGAGGTTTTATTGATACAGAACGAGTGTGGGTATCAGGATCCAATAACCCATTAATTACAGATTATATATCTAATAATGAAAATGGGACGTTTAACACATATCAAAACTAATGGAAAATAAAAAATTTAACTTCTCATCTATTAAAAAGGAAACTTTTGCCGTGAAAAGCGGATATGATAGAGAAACTAACCCATATCGAGAAGATCACCTTGATATGCCTAAGTATATGAAATTTGGTGCAGATAATATGTACCCAGAATATTTAATTTCATTATACAATCAATCTTCAATTCACGCCTCGTGTGTAAACTCAATTGTACAAGCAATTATAGGTGATGGTTTAATAACAGAGAATGAAGACATACTAAATGTTGCTAACAGAGAAGGAGAATCTTGGAATGATATCTTCAAAAAAGTAGCTTTAGATTACAAACTCTTCGGAGGCTATGCTTTAGAGATTATTTACTCTAGAGATAGAAACAAGATAGCCGAAATCTATCACGTTGACTTTAGTCACGTTCGTGCTATGGAAAAAAACGATAGAAATAAAATCCCAGGATATTATATTAACCACGATTGGAAACCAACTTGGAATTATAATATTCAAAATGAGAATAAAAAATTACCTTCATTACCACCATTTAATTTAAATAAACGTAGTGAAGAGCCTAAACAATTGTTGTATCATAATCCTTACAGACCAGGACAACAATATTACCCTCTACCTGACTATGTTGGAGGATCTAAAGTTATCGACTTAGATCAGGAAGTTGATAATTTCCATATATCAAATATTAAGAATGGTTTAAGTCCATCTTTAGCAATTACAACATTTACAAATGCTAATGATGAGGAACGTATGGCTATAGAAAATATGCTACGTTTACAATATGAAGGTACTAATAATGCTGGAAATATGTTATATATGGATGTAGCTGATCCATCATTAGCTCCTAGAATTGAACCAATACCTCAAAATGGTGCGGATGAATATTACACGACTCTTAATGATATAGTATCTCAAAAAATACTTACAGCACATAGGATTACAAGTCCAGCACTTTTAGGTATTAAAGAAAATGTTGGTTTAGGTAATAACGCAGAAGAATTAGAGACTGCTTATCGTTTATTCTTAAACACAGTAGTAGCACCATTCCAACAAAGTATTTTAGGTGTATTTGATGGCTTATTAGAATTTAACTACGGTGAGTTAACATTAGGTATAATACAAAAGAATCCTCTTTTCGAATACGATGAAGAAGAAGAAGATGAAATAGTAACATCTCAAGATACTGAGGTTGAAGATGAAACAGGATTAGAAGATCAAATAGATAACGAAGCACCATTAACAGAATAAAATCATGACAACGACACTCCTTATATCAGAAGCAAAAGTTCGCGCATTTACAGATTTGAATGAATCCGTAGATGACTCTTTAATGGTTAATGCAATTCGTGAGGCACAAGATATAGTAATCCAACCTATTATTGGAACTATCTTATACAATGTCATTATAGAGAAAATCGATAACAACTCAATTAGTGGTAGTTATCAAACACTATTAGATGATTATATCCAACCAGCATTAATTTATGCTTCATTATATAATATTACAGAGAACATTTATGTGCGTAGTAGAAATAATGGTTTACTTATACCAACCGGTGGAGAAAATAGTGTTAATGTTGATAAAAATATGTATGACACAAAACGTCAATCTATATTTAATAAACAACAATTTTATTCAGACCAATTATCAAGATATTTAAACGAAAAATATAATTTATTTCCTGAATTAGGGGAAAATACTGAATTATACCAGTTTATACCAGATTATGGTTCACAATATCGTTCACCAATTGTAATGCAACGTAATACAAGAGCAGTTTACTTAAATTTAGCTCAACAAGCAGGTTTACCAATTGTTAATTCAGCATATCCATCATATCCACCACCAGGTCCAAATAAATACGAAATATAATTATGGCACAAGACATTTCAGGCTTATATATAAGTCAATCATTTCAAAACCTAGTGCAACGCTCAGCAAGCGGGGCATTTAACGTATTAGCAACAGCTACAGGTACGGAATTTATTCCGATATCAGCAAGTTATGCTATATCAGCAAGTTATGCATTAACTTCAGAACCACAAGTATCAGCATCTTATGCATTAACAGCTTCATTTGTCCCAGGATCAGGAGTAAGTGGCTCAGTAAGCCAATCTGAATATGCTGAATATGCTAATAATACAATTGTATTTGGTAAAAACTTAGAAGCAACTACTATTGCAAAAGGTACTCCTTTATATTTTACAGCCTCTGGTACATCAGGTAATTTAGTAGGTTTATATAGAGCAGATGCAGGTAATGTAAATAGAATGCCAGCTGGTGGAATTGCAGGACAAGATATGGCTTCAGATGCAGAAGGTAGAGTATTATTAGATGGATTTATTAATGGTGTAGATACATCAACATTTGGTTCAGGTGATCAAGTATACGTTGGTGTAGGAGGTGGGTATACAAATGTAGCACCAACTGGTTCTTCAAATCTAATTCAAGTATTAGGTAATATAGAAAAATCAGCTATAAATGGTTCAGGTGTAATTCAAATGAATGGTGAATCACGTCAAATGCCTAATATACAAGCAGGATATGCTTGGGTAGGTGATTCAAATGGAGTAGCACAACCAACACCTACAAGTTCGTTTGTATCAGCACTACCAAATCTTCAAGAGGTATTAACCACAGGTAATTCAGCATCAGTTGATTTAATTTTATCTGCTTCATTAATTCAAAGTGGATCTAATTTTGATGTACATTCAAATAATATTACATTTAGAAATAGTGCTTCATCAGGTCCAGAATTAATTATTTTAGATGAACAAAACGATTCATTCTCAGTAGGACCAAAAATTAAATTTAGTGGTTCAAGTGTTGGTATAATTGAAACACAAAGAAACTTAAAAATTGATGTTGTAGGTGGTGGTGATACTGTATTTAACGCAGGTAACCAGTACTTATTTCAAAAAAATGACTTCTCATCTGGAGATTTTAAAATCACAGATTATGGTTCAAGAACAGCATTTTACAAACACGAAAATTTAAATGAAACAGGTAGTATAACATTTGCTAATACAACTACTAATGTAGGTATTGGTTTAATAATGGATGATGATCAGATGTCATTACAAATGTATTCTGGATCAGGATTTGTTCCAATAATTAGAAGACCAAGTGGTTCAAGAGATATAA